CCTCCGCGCATGGCTAGAAGTCATCAACCGCCGCACCGCACCGGACGCAGATGCAGAGTTGCAGGAAGTCATGGGCATGGCGCGCGACATCCTGAAACCGTTAGCGCCGTCAATCTTTAAGGACTAAACAATGGCTATTGAAGAATCTAAAATCATTGACCTAATCGCTTCATATGAGGGTTACGAAAAAGAGTGCCGATACAGTTCGGATACGGTGGATCATTCTAGGGCTTCGCTATACAGGACTGTAATTAAAGACCTGGAAAAACTACTCCCACGTAAAAGTATCGCAGACCTGGGCGTGTCTGACTATAACGAGTTGACAGGAACTATCGTCGAACACGACGGTAGGCGAGGGGTGCTCTTAGGAGGGCAGGCGGATGTGGTAGTGCTATTTACCTTTTCGGATAAAAACCTGACATACGACAGCCCCGAAGTTATATACCCCTTAGACGAAGATCGTATCTGGGATGAAGCGGGGATAATCTTTTAATGATCTCCTTTTGGGTTGATGGCATCCCCGCATCGCAAGGCTCCAAAAGACACGTAGGCAACGGGCGCTTAATCGAATCAGATAAGAAGCTCCCCGCGTGGCGCAAAGCGATTGAAACCACAGTTGCGGAACTACATAAAGGCGAACCTATTGATGAGCCGGTTATCGTACGCGCTGACTTCTACCTACCGAAGCCAAAGAAACCCCGCTGGCTCACCCCAGCCACCGCGCTAGACACAGACAAGCTGCAACGCGCCCTTGGTGACGGCATGGAGAAGGGCGGGGTGCTAAGAAACGATGCCCGCATCATTACGTGGGTAGCCACGAAGCACTATGCGAAAGACCGAACAGGATGCCAAGTGACCGTATTTAAACACGGGGCAACCGCCGTGCACATCGACTTTAAGGAGCTGGAATGACGCAGCACTACTACACAGCAGACTTGCACTTGTGCCATGAAAAAGTGGCAAAGATTCGCGGGTTTGATTCAGTCCCGGAGCATGATGACGCGGTCATTAAAGAATTGTCTAAGGTTGCGCATTCCGGGAACCAGATTTATATCCTGGGTGACATTTCAGGCGGCGGGCGTGAGTCCACCGCGCTAGGCGCGCTCGCACTTACGTTCATGCACAAGGATGCGGACTTGCATCTGATTTGCGGTAATCATGATTCGTTCCACCCGATGCACCGTCGCTATGCGAAGAATCGGGAATCGGCACTATTGAACGCGGCGTTCAAGACCGTGGACACGATGGGCACTTTCCGTCACAACAAGGACAAGGTGCTACTTTCGCACTTCCCGTACGTGGGAGACAGGGGCGAAGATCGCTACCCCGAATATCGGCTAAACGACACGGGCAAACCCATCGTCCACGGGCATACTCACAGCAGCGAGAAGGTGAGCTACTCGGACAAGGGTAGCTTGCAGATATGCGTATCGCTCGACGCGTGGGAATTGAAGCCCGCACCCAAGCATGAGCTTGTGAAGCTTATCGAATCACAGACCTCTTAGGGGTCTTTTTTTATACCCAAAACTGGCCGCTGGTCGTGAGATGAACCGGCACTTATCTTTTAGGAGAAGCATTTGAGCACCTACACAAACCTAAACGCAGAACTCTACATGCCAGTAGACGGCGCAATCAACATCCGCGCAGACCGACAGGCGGCACGCGCATACCACCTAGAGGAAATTAACCCTCACACGCGCTTCTTTCATAGCCTGGACGAAAAAACACGCTACATGCTCGACCAAGAACTGTGGAATAAAGCCACGGTCGAGATGTATAGCTTCGACAAGTTCAAAGCCCTATTTAAACGCGCCTACTCCCATAAGTTCCGCTTCAAAACCCTACTGGGCGCGCTCAAGTTCTACCAGGGGTACGCACTACGTGAGTCCACGCAGGACGAAGAGGGGCGCTACACAACCACCTACCTAGAGCGTTTCGAGGATCGTGTAGTGATGACAGCGATTCACCTATCCCAGGGCGACTACCGACAAGCACAAGACCTAGTAGACATCATCATCGATGGTCGTTTCCAGCCGGCAACACCGACATTCCTTAATGCGGGTCGTGCCAAGGGCGGAGAAATGGTGTCGTGTTTCCTCATCCGCATGGAAGACAACATGGAATCCATCGGGCGCGGAATCAACTCATCCCTGCAACTATCCAAGCGCGGCGGCGGCGTGGGAATCCTGCTCACCAATATCCGTGAATCCGGGGCACCAATCCAAAAAGTACCTAACACGTCATCCGGTATTGTTCCGATCATGAAGCTGTTGGAAGACTCCTTTAGCTACGCGAACCAACTGGGGCAGCGACAGGGCGCAGGGGCAGTCTACCTAAACGCGCACCACCCAGATATCATGACCTTCTTGGATACAAAGCGCGAGAACGCGGACGAAAAGATCCGCATCAAAACCCTATCCTTGGGTGTGGTCATCCCGGACATCACTTTCCACCTGGCGAAAGAAAACCGAGAAATGTACCTGTTCTCGCCTTATGACGTGGAGCGTGTCGAGGGTAAGCCGTTCTCGGATTTGAGTGTTACTGACAATTATGATAGGTGGGTGGAAGATCCGCGCATCACGAAGAAGAAGATTAAAGCCCGCGCATTCTTCCGCACTCTAAGTGAGCTTCAGTTTGAGTCGGGATACCCATATTGCTTGTTCGAGGACACAGCCAATATTAATCACACCATGAAGCACGCCGGGCGGATTAATATGTCGAACCTATGCTCTGAAATTAGCCAACTCAACAGTGCTTCTGTGCTGAACGATGACCTTACTTACGATACTGTTGGTGCGGATATTTCATGCAACCTTGGTTCGCTCAATGTCAAGAAGATGCTAGACCTCACCCGCGATGAGTTCGTGGACACGGTACAGGTTGCGGTGCGTGCACTGACCGCAGTGTCGACCATGACCAACATTGATAGCGTTCCGAGTGTCCGTGAGGGCAATGACCTATCACGCGCTATCGGCCTGGGGCAGATGAACCTACACGGCGCGTTAGCTCACCACGGTTTGCGCTATGGTTCGGAAGAAGCCCTAGTATTGTGGGATAACTACATGGCACTGGTGACGTGGGCGGCAATGTGTGAAAGCGCTGAACTAGCGCGCGAGATTGGCGAAACGCCATACTTTGATGGTTCGGAGTATGCTACTGGCGAATGGTGGGAGCGTGTACCAAAGGCGCACCTGGAACGTGCGGAAAGCCTAGAGATTATGCCTGGTCTTGAAGCGCCGGACGTAGACGATTGGAATGACCTCCACCTCAAGGTGAGCCAATACGGCATGGCCAACGCATACCTGCAAACAATCCCGCCAACGGGTTCAATTAGCTACATCAACAACTCGACCTCTTCCATCCACCCGATTGTGAACAAGGTTGAGATCCGCAAGGAGGGCAAGGTTGGTCGCGTTTACTACCCAGCTCCGCACATGCGCTCGGATAACTTGCACCTATATGAGGATGCTTATGAGATTGGGCCGGAGCGCGTGATTGACACGTACGCAGTTTCGCAGCAATGGATTGACCAGTCCCAGTCGCTCACGCTATTTTTCCCGGATACGGCAACAACTCGCGATCTTGACAAGGCGCGAATCTATGCGTGGCGAAAAGGCGTGAAAAGCATGTATTACGTTCGCCTTCGTCAGATGGCTATGGATGGTACGGCGGTTGATGGCACCGGTGTGAGTGAGTGTGAGGCATGCCTGCTGTAATTGCGGCGATTCTTGGGACTGTGGGGATCTGGCTGTTGGCTGGGTTCCTTTTATTTTTCGTCTGGATTATAGATCGTCACCCTTGGGTTTTCTGGTTAGTGCTCTTTTCCATCTTCGGAGGGGTTGCGGTGCTTGGAATTTATGACGACTTTATAGCCGCTGGTTAGTTGGTGGTGGGGCGCGCATACTTCACCACGCGCACGGGAGGTCAACAACGGCCTCCCTTTTTTCATGCCTAAAGCAAGATTAAACAAGCAGAAAGCAAGATTTAAACAAATGGTTAATAAGGCGACTATTATTCATGGCGATTGCCTGGAAGAACTTAAAAAGCTAGAAGATAACAGCGTTGATGCGGTGGTCTGCGATCCGCCTTATGGCTTGTCGAATACGAAACCGCAGCAGGTTGCAGACGTTCTCCGTTCTTGGATTTCGGGTGACACGAACGTTGTCCCCGCTAAGCGCGGCGGCTTCATGGGGAAAGACTGGGATAGCTTCGTTCCACCCCCTGCCGTGTGGGAGGAATGTATGCGGGTGCTGAAACCGGGCGGGCACATGGCGGTGTTCGCAGGCGCTCGCACCCAAGACCTTATGGGGTTATCGATTCGCCTGGCAGGTTTTCGCATCAAAGACAACATTGGCTGGATTTTTGGAAGCGGATTTCCCAAATCACACAACCCATTCAGAGGATTAAAACTATGCCCATCGATAGAAAATGCCCCACATGCGGTTCAAGTTTCACAGTGGCACCATCACGAATTAAGCGGGGAGAAGGAACCTATTGCTCTCGCGCTTGCGGAAATCATACCAGAGGGCGAAAAGGCGCTGCTAACCAAAACTGGAAAGGGGGAAGGTTCACAAGATCTGACGGTTACATATCTGTCAGACATAACGGGAAAGACGTTCTCGAACATCGACTTGTCATGGCACAAGCACTCGGACGAGAGCTGGAAACACACGAGCATGTCCATCATAAAAACCATTGCAGATCAGATAACCGAATCGAAAACCTCGAACTTCTTACCATCGAAGATCACGGGAAAGTACACGCCCCCGAAAGAGACTGGGGAACATGGGTCGAATTGCCGTGTTGCGCGTGTGGTGAACTTTTTTGGAGAAAACGGTGGGAGTATAAGCGGCACCCTCATGCCCACTGTAGTAGGCGCTGTTACCTCGCCTGTGTTCGGGATGAGGGCGCAGGGGACTCAGCTTAAACCGGCAATAGAACCTATTATCTTAGCCCAAAAACCTCTTGTCGGCACGGTGGCTAACAATGTGTTGGCGCATGGTGTGGGTGGGTTGAACATCGACGCATGCAGGGTGAGCACGGATGATGACACTAGCCGCACGCCGTCTGTGGTTGGGGATACGTCGGCTCCGATGGGGCGAGGCATCGCTATGGGTGGGCGTGGTTATTCCGCTGGTCGTTTTCCTGCGAATGTGTTGTTGGATGAGCACGCCGCTAAAGAAATGGACAAACAAAGCGGAGTGCTGAAAGGGCGTGTAGGCATGACGAAGCACGGCAGTGGGACGAACAGCGTGTACGGCACCTATGAGCGGTCTGCGCAGTCTCTCGTGTCGGATGGGGTCGAAGATTCTGGTGGCGCGTCGCGGTTCTTCCCGGTGTTCAAATACCAAGCGAAAGCGCCTAAAAAGGAACGCCCTGTTGTCGAGCGTGAGGACGGGACGAAGATTCAACATGCCACGGTCAAGCCGTTGGCACTCATGGAATGGTTGGTCGCGCTAATCACCCCACCTAACGGCACTGTGCTAGACCCGTTCGCAGGCAGCGGCACCACACTACAGGCAGCGCTAAACAAAGGCTTCACGCCTATCGGTATTGAGCAAGACGCGGATTATATCAAGCTGATTGAGAAGCGGTTGGAGGCGACATGCACGACGCACAAGAGCTAACCGAGTTAATCAAAGACACCCCCAACATGATCGCACGCCACCGAGTCCACGCGGAGAAAGGCGGCGTAGGATACAGCGACACGCCAACGGTCGGAGGCTTCGAGCCAAGCCTGCCAATGGCGTATGACTTCATGGACGCGGCTGACATGGAAGCAGCATGGCTGGGGAACGTTATGAAGCACTGTGTGAACATGGGTGCAATACCGCCGTTAAAGTTCCAGCCCTTCCACGCTAGGGCGCAAGACCGTACGGATCGCCTGCATGGTACATGGTGGGGGCGTGGCTTCTGGTGGGTGAACGGACACTGCAAGGGTTTGTCCGGTGGGCAATCGGAGGAACCGACTTACGGGTTCTTCGGAAAGGTTAGCAACGGTTGGCGTGGTGACATTGATGCTATCGCGCAGCACTTGCAGACGTGGGCACCTACTGTTCTTCGCGTGGAGGGTGTTGATCCTTTCATTGCGGATGGTGAGCGTATTCGTACGTTTTCGCAGCGGTGTTTCCCTGCGGAGGTGGATGAGTGGTTGACGATTGAGGTTGCGGCGCGCAGGTTTGATAGGTCGCCTAATACGGTTCTGCAGTGGGTCAAGACTGGAACTATTGAACATATTGGAAAGGGTGCGGATGCACTAATTAAGGAAAGTAGCATGAAGTTTCGAATAGAGGCTATCCAATCCAGCAGGCTAGATAACGTGTATAGAACTAACAGTATTCGCAGGTCATGACGCTTCATAACTTGCGTGTTATGATAAAGTTGTAGGGTTTTTGAGTTGAACAAACATACGAAAACCCGCACGGGGTACCGGCAGATAAACTATTGAAAACGCTGCGACTGCACCCCGTCCGTCCGCGTCCCTCGGGGGAGGGCGTGGGCATTTAGAGCCTTGTGGGCCGCCGCGAATGGTCTTGCTTGCTTGGCGACAAGAGCCTGACGGTTCTTTTACGACCCGGGGCACGTCGCTAAACTGCCCTGCTTCACGCTGTAGCTACTGGCAGGCGTGAACACAATCCCTGACACGATCAGGTTCATGGTGTGTCGTCGCCTATTGATGGAACGGCAGACCCCTAAAGGCGCTCGCATACGTGTGAACGCAAGTCTCTCTAAGTGCGTCCCCGGACGAGGAACCTTAGATGCAGGCGGGCATTCCTTGGAGCTAGGAGAGTCCGAGAAGGTGCAACTTCTCACGACCCGGCATGTCGTTAAACTGCCTAAACGTATTCCCACTGGCATCAGGTCAACGGTTAAGCCGTATGGACGTCAGTGGGTTATTAATCCCGTGTAGCTCAGTGGTAGAGCTTACGGTGCGCTGGTTCGACTCCAGCCACGGGAGCAAAGAGAGGTGAGCATGAGCAGAACATACCGTGACGCTAAAGGCGGCCACACTTCTTCCAAGTACGGCATCACGCACGAGCCAGTATCGAAGTTCAAACGCTACTGCCGCCGCACAGCACGTTATAAAGCAAAGCAGGCACTAAGACAAGGGAAAGAACCACAGCCGCGCTACCCAATCGAATATGAGTACTGGGATTGACAATGCATGAGACTAGCGCCTCGCTAATTGCTGCACGCCTACTGCTACTTAACACGCTCAAGCAGCACCTGCACAACAGGCGAGGGGATAACTACATAAACAAAGGGGGAGACATGAAACAACAACTCACCCACATGATAAACCTTAATGCCCACCTCGACGACTGGGCAATCACATGAACCAGCCGCTCATCGTCTACTGGTCAAGCAATAGTGGTGGCACAAGGCGGGTGGCTGAAGCGCTGGCAACTAAGACGGTGGAGCTGGCAGACTACGACGGCACATCACCCTACGTGTTGGCCTGCCCTACGTACGATCAACCGCGTGGAGGATTCACGCCAAAGCCGGTGCAACAGTTCCTCAACAAGCACGCACACCTCATGGTCGGAGTTGCCGGAACCGGAAACATGAACTTCGGCAAACACTACTGCCAAGCCGCCATCGACATCTCGAAGCAGCACAGCGTACCAATCGTTCACCGCATCGACATCATGGGTACCGAAGATGACTACCGCACAATAGACGCAGGCATGACGCAGCACTGGCAAACACTACTACACATGCGAGGGCTGACATGAGCGAACCCAAGCGCTACTTTCAACTCGTCCGCGATGACGAACATGGCAAGGTGTACCGGATAGTCGGGACAGTAAGACGCTGCGCGCGCTGCGGGAGATACATTGTCAACAAACGCTGTGACTGTAAGGGGCTAACATGATCCGCTCAATCCTCAACAAGCTAACGCAACGTGTAGAAGTTATACAGGTTGACGATGGCATCTACCCGCTGACACTAGCGCACGGAAACTACACCACCGAACTAGAGGGCGAGACAACGCAGTGGCAAAACGTCACACCAATCATCAACGCTGACCTCACTATCACAATGTTCAGCAATGGTCAATTCGTGGGGCATGTCGCAGCCTACTACAGTATCGGGCGCGAATAGTCGAGAACATAAGTACATAAACCAGGGGGGGATACGATGCACATAAACATCACGTCATCCACCCGCAAACACCCACACCCGGCAGACATGCTAATAGACTGCGCTAACCTACCCAACCCGCACGAGGTGCCAGCACTAAGACCGCGGGACGGGCGCGACCGTATGGTCAAAGACTGGCTGAATAGTCAACCAGAGGTGCAAGGCTTTATACAGCAACAGTTGGCGCGCATCATCGCACAGCAGCCCGCAAGCATCACCACCACATGCAACGCAGGCAGACACCGGTCAGTCATGGTAGCCGAAGCCTTAGCCGAAGAACTAGAGACACGCGGACACACAGTGACAGTCACACACCGCGAACTAGAAAAAGGCAAGCAGCCACGACGCGACGGCATGGGATGGCGACACCAAAAGATACGCCGCGCACTCAACGCCCAACTCAAAGACGGCGAGCCATGCTGGTGGTGCGGACGACCAATGCATAGAGAGCACGTGTTACATGCAGACCATAGTGAGTCACGCAAACACGCGGGAATCGACGCTAAAGCAGACAGGTTACTACATGGTGCCTGTAATGAGCAACGCGGCGCTGGTGGTGAACGGGATGAGCGTAGGCCAGCGCTAAACCTGCCGGATAGCTACGAAGCTAAACCCATTAGGTTGAAAGCGGGCGGAACAGACACACGCTACGACACCAAAACGGCGCCCACAAGCGCCATAGAGCGCCCAACAGAGCCACGTGTACACACAAGCACATTCACATGGAAATAGGCGCACACGCGGCCACCTACCTAGCGTTTTTCCTGAACGGGTACGCCCGCTCGCCCCTCCCTGGTTTGCTTGCACGAGCGCTTTCTTCAGGGTTGTCAAAACATTCTAGTTGAGCTGCAGAAAGGCGGTTTTCATGGATTTGGAGTTGCCTGATGAGTTTGAGGCTGGTGGCCGGGCGCTGTTTGACGATTTGACATCGGAGTCTAATGATGCTTCTACGGCTGCGTTGGTGGTTGAGGCTGCGCGTACTAAGGATCGTCTTGACCGTTTGAACCGGTTGACGGCTGGCGATACGGATGCGTGGGCGCGTGTGGTTCGTAGCGAGGGTGAAATCACCTTGAAGATTGATTCTGCGGTCGCTGAGCAGCGGCAGTTAAGCACGGTGTTTAGGCAACTGTTGGCTGAGATTCAAAGGAGGCAGGGAGATCGTGGAACAGTTGGAGAAGCAGACCCACTCGCTGACCTCTAAGGAAGCTAACGAACGGTTCAATGAAATCATCGCTAGCGAGTTTCCTGAGCTTGAGGGTAGGCAAACGCCTGAACGGTTTGTGTGTGAGCAGTCTGGCGACCTTGAGCATGGTGAGAAAGCTGTCAAGTTGGCGCAGTCGTTTGGGATTAATCCAATGCCGTGGCAGCGTGAGCAGATCCTTTACGCCCTGGCGGTTGGTGAGGATGGCAAGTGGCTGCATTCGGATTATGTGTTGATTTGTCCGCGTCAGAATGGCAAGTCGCTAATCCTTGAAATCATCTTGCTTTATCGGCTGTTTAAGCTGAATCACCAGATTGTGTTTTCCGCGCACCAGTGGCGAACCGCTAAGTCTATTCGTAACCGTCTTTGGAAACGTATTAAGTCGCGCCCGTGGGCTGCGCGCCGCTTGGTGCGTAACACCGCGTCTGCGGGTGAGGCCGAGATGGAGACGGCGGATGGTGGCAAGGTTCAGTTCACTACGCGCTCTAATGATATGGGTCGTGGCTTTGACAAGATTGACCTGTTGATGATTGATGAGGCGTATAACCTCGATTCTGGTGAGTTGGATGCTGTGTCGCCTACGCAGCTTGCAGCGGATGATCCGCAAACCTTTTTTACGTCATCTGCGGTCAATGAGTTTAAGCACCCTAAGGGTGAGGAACTTTCTAAGATTCGACATCGTGTCCTAGCGGGTGAAGCTGAGGGTGTGATGTTCTCGGAGTTCGCAGCGCCGGAGGGGTTGGAGCCGGACGATCCGGAAACGTGGAAGTTGGCTAATCCTAGCTATGGTGTTGTGGCGACTGAGAAGAAAGTCCGGTCGCAGCTGACTAAACTAACGGATGTTGGTTTTCAGGTTGAGATGCTTGGCTGGGGGCGTTGGGTTCAGTTCCTTGATGGCGACGATGTAAATACATTAATTGATGTTGATGCGTGGGCTTCTCGTGTTGATGATAAGCCTGCGTTTCACCATGAGTCTGCTATCCCGTTGGGGGCTGATTCGTTGTGTGCTCTTGGTGCTGATTTCACGCCGGATGGTGAGCGCGCCGGGTTGGTGTCTGCGGTAACAGCAGGGGATAAGATATTTCTTTCGCTTGCGCCGGTTCATGAGTTCGTGCGGTCTGAGATTGTTGGTTCAATTTCCCGCACCCTTGATAGTTCCATGGATGATGGCATCTTCCCTGCGGGTGTTGGTCTTGACCCTTTGGGTGCTGGTTCAACCGTTGTCGCACCTTTGCATGAGGCGGGTGTTTATCCGGATGAGATGAACGGCGCGCAGGTGTCTAAGGCGTGGGAATTATTTAAGCGCCTGTGGGCTGAGGATCGGATTGTGCATGATGGCAACCCGCGCTGGGTGGCTGCGTGGGCACTGGCGCAGGAACGGCAGTCCACGGGGCGTTACCCGTCATTGGATAGATACGCATCCGATGTGTCAATCCTCAATGCTGCAACTTTCGCAATCTGGGTATTGCAAGAGTTTATTGGGGCGGAGCAGGTCGCAGATATAGACAAAAAGAAATTCGTTGGTAAGGCGCGCGTCGTGCGTGCGAAGAACAGGGCTGCAACCATGCAGTTCTAAGGAGGTGGGAATATGGACGAACCTAAGATCCGTGAAGTGGGGTTTGCGCGTGCTGCGCAGAATCGTGCTTTGCAGGAAGATAACCGGGCTTTAGCGTTCCCGCGTTCTTCGCACACGTTTGCTAAGATGCTGCGTGAGGATGCGCAGGTGACTGCAATCTATCGCGCGGTGTCGCTACCTATCCGGCGCGCTAATTGGCAGCTGGACGCTAACGGCGCACCTGCTGAAATCGTGTCTCATGTTGCTGAGGATTTGCGTTTACGGGTGCGTGGTGATGATCCGCATAAGCCGCTTGCGCCGCGTGCTGGGCGTGTGTCTTTTGAGAAGCATCTAGAGCAGGCTTTGTACGCGCTTATCTTTGGTCACATGTTCTTCGAACAAGTCTATGAGGTGGGCGCGGATGGCCGTGAGCATTTACGCAAACTAGCGCCGCGTTGGCCGGGCACGGTAACTAGGATTAACGTCGCGGATGATGGTGGTCTTGAATCCATCGAACAGTCCGCGTCTGGTACTGGCAAGAAGAGGGCAACGACCCCTAAGATTCCGGTTAGCCGTCTTGTTGCTTATTGCTTTGACGATATCGGCGGTCAATGGTATGGCCGTTCGATTCTACGCCCCGCTTATAAGAACTGGGTTATTAAAGATGAGTTGCTGCGCCTTGAACTGAACACGCTTGACCGTAACGGCATGGGTGTTCCCGTCTATACGGGTAGTGAGTTCACGAATGACCCGGATGGGGATTTGGAGCGCGGGCAGGAAATCGTTGAGGGGTTCCGCAGCGGTGAGCATTCCGGTGCTTCTATCCCTGCGGGTGCGAAGCTGGATGTTAAAGGCACCTCCGGCCAGTTGGTTAGCCCGCGTGAGGCTATCGCTTATCACGACAACATGATGGCGCGCTCGGTTATGGCGCACGTGTTGAACCTGGATGGTAAGGGTGGAGCTTACGCGCTGGCATCCACACAGAATGATTTGCTGGTGCAGTCGTTGCAGACTATCGCAGAGTGGGTGCAGGATGTAGCTACGCAGCATGTGATTGAAGATCTAGTAAGGGTGGCTTTCCCAGAACATGACGGTTTGATGCCGCAACTGGTGTTTGACCCTATCGCTTCTAAGAAAGAAATCACGCCGGGAGATCTTGCGCAGTTGATTAATTCTAAGGCGATTTTCTCCGATAAGGATTTGGAAGAGGATTTGCGCCGCCGCTACACGTTACCACCTAAGCAACCGGTTTCCGATGCGCTGCGGTCGAAGTTGGCGCGTGAGAAGTTGGAGCAGGAGATGGGCGTGACGCTGACTGAACCGGAACCGGATGAGTCAAGTGATGATGCGGCGATTGAAGCTAAACTTAACAAACTAAGGGGAATCCATGAATGAGATTCTAATCTATGGTGACATCGGGTGGGATAATACCGCTAAGGATGTTTCCGGGAAGCTGAAAGGCTTTGACGGCGAACCTGTTACTGTCCGCATCAATAGTGGTGGTGGTGACGTTTTCGAGGGTGTCGCAATTCTCAACGCTTTGCGTGGTTACGCGGGTGAGGTTACTACGGTGGTTGAGTCTATCGCCGCATCCGCAGCATCGTTTATCGCTGTTGGCGCTGGCGGCAAAGTAGTCGCGCGACCTAACGCAGAAGTAATGATTCACAAGGCGTGGACGATGCTTGCAGGAAATGCCGATGATATTGACAAGACTAAGGCTGACCTCGCTCGGCAGGATGTCAAGATTGCCGGTATTTACGCGGGCAAGGCAGGCGGGGAGCTAGATGACTGGCTTGGTCGCATGTCTGCGGAAACGTGGTACACCGCACAAGAGGCGCTAGACGCGGGGCTGATTGATGAAGTGCAAGACGCTAAACAACCTGTAGAAGCATCGATTGGTGGCCGTCGTGTCCTAGCCCAATTCAAGTACTCCAATAGGGCGGCGGCACCCCCGCCACCTATCGCTAGCCGGTCGGAATCGGCAGCTAATCAAACAAAGGAAGGGGATACGATGAGTATTCTTAATCAGCTTGCCGATGAGCTTGGCAAGTCACCGGAAGATGTCACTAAGGCATTGACCGGCTTTTTTAATGAGTCTGTGCAGATTTCAGGCGAGGTTGATGTTAACTACCCAACCGATGTGAAGATTGTACCGACTGAGAAGATTAAGGTTGAGCCGGTCATTGGTGATAAGCCTGCGGAACCTGTTGAGGGCGAACAGGTGGAAGAACCGGTAAATGATGTGGATGAGCCTGCGGATGATTCTGCTGCGGTTCAGCTCGCTAAGCAAGCCGGTTTGACTTTCGCTATGGGCGATATCGCGGAGGGCTTCACTGCTGAAGTTGATGAGGGCGGCGTGGTAACTATCACCGCGCCATCTGGCGCTGAGGTTGGTTCTACCGCCGCGTTTACTGTGTTGGTGAATGATACCCCTGTTGCTTTGTCTGTGACGGTTCGTTCACTGTCCGAGGATACGGAGGATGAACCTACTGAAGAAGCACCTGAAGCGCCAGCGGAGCCAGCGCCTGAAGCTGCACCAGTGAACAAGATTGTGCTAGATGCCGATAGCTACAATGAGCTAAAAGCTGCGGCACAGTTCGGTTGGTCTGCCATGGAATCCCAAAAGGAAAAAGACCTCGAAGCTGAGGTTGACCAGTGGATCGCCGAGGGTCGCATTTCTTCCGCGCTGCGCACTAAGGCAGTAGCCGCGATTAAGCGCGACGCTACCACCGCGCGTGACTTGTATGGCACTAATCCTAAGAATACGATTCCGCGCGCCGAGGTTGGCTATGGCCGCCAGTCTGCGGATGATGTTGACCCTGATGCGGCAGAGCGCCGTTCTAAGCCTAACCCATTCCCTAAGCCTAAGTTCTAAAAGGAGTCTTTAATATGTCTAATCCTACTTTTTCCACTGGTGACCTCACCCGTGAAGTCAACTCTAAGGTTGAGCAGTTCCGTCTTGTTAAGACTGTTGATGGAAAGATTGAGCATTCCGACGCTGCTACTTTCCCTTATGGTGCTGTGACTGAGGCTGCTGCACCTGAAGCGCGTGAAGATAGTGACGTGTCTTATGGTTTGCCGCGCATTGTCCGTGTGCATACCTCGCAGCGTGTCGTGAAGATTCTATCCGGTGACACTGACGAGTTTGCGGTCGATGCGCCGGTCTATGCGGCTGCTGATGGCCAGGTTGCACCGACTGGCACTGTCCAGGTTGGTATTTGTGCTGAAGCGTCTACCGGTGGCCTGGTGCGCGTTCACCTGTTCCACCCTGCTGTGTTCACTGCGCCTGCTGCACCTGCTGAGCCTGCTGAGCCTGCTGAGCCTGCTGCCTAACCTACCGGGGTTAAGCCCCTAACTGTTCATTATTCACCCGCCCTTAGTTAAAGGGGGTGGGTGCTTTTTCATGCCTAAACCTTTTAACCCTGGGAGGGGAAATCATGGCTGTTTCTAATCTTACTTCCGCATTCGGCGGAGACACTTTGACTGTCAGCGAGATGGTCAAGGATCCTACTTACATTCCAGAGCGTGTTCTGGAAAACCTTGACGGCGCGTTCTTGGAAGAAGCGCTGTTCCGTAACGGTGGCACTAACGATGGCGTTGTTGCCTACCGTGAGGCTGCTGCACCTTACCTCAATGATAATTCTGAGGAAGTTGCTGAGTTCGCTGAGATTCCGGTATCTGACCTGAACATCGGCAAGCTGAAGTCCATCATTGGCGTTAAGACCGCTTTGGGTATCCGCGTATCTTGGGAGATGCAGCGTTTCAACAAGATTGACCTTGTTACCCAGCAGACCACCGCTTTGCAGAACACTATGGTTGAGAATGGTGTCAAGTCTGCGCTGGCGGCGTTTGATGCCGCTAACATTCCTACTTTGGGTGTTGGTGCTAACTGGGAGGATAACGCGGCGTTCCCAATTCGTGATATTCGTCAGGCCAAGCGCCTCATCTCTTTGGCTAAGGCTGAGAAGCCTGCTAATGAACCGGACGCACCGGAGCGTCTGATGGGCTATAAGCCGGACATTATCGTGCTGAACGAAGCCACCTTGGATTTGGCGTTGTTCCATGAGTCTACCCAGAAGTTCTATAACGGTAACGCCGCTATCGAAAACCCTGTCTACTTGGGTATCCAGCCTGCGACTATCGCAGGCCTGCGCGTTGTCACTTCCTCGTTCATTCCAGAGGGCGAAGCATATATTATGCAGTCTGGCACCGCCGGCTTCGTATCCGAGGCTGAGCCACTAACCCTCACCCCGCTCTACTCCGAGTCTGGTGAGAATGGCTTTGGTGGCTCGCGTATGTCTTACCGTTCCGATGCTTTCCGTCACCGCGTGGTTGCTGTCGATAATCCTAAGGCTGTTGTAAAGCTGACCGGAATCGAGGCCTAATGTTAGCCAAAGCGTTCTGGGACGATAGGAGCGGCGACCGCGTGGTTAAGTACGCGCCGGGGGATAAGATTGCTGATTCTCACCCTAGGCGCGATTGGCTGCTGAAGTCTGGTATCGCGGTTGAGGAAGTTAAGGCTTCTAAGCCTGCTAAGGCTAAGGAACCGGCTAAGCCAGCCCCTAAGCCGGAGCCTGTTGAGGATGAGCCGGTTAAGGCTGATTCTAAGAAGCCTAAACCTACCGATAGCGCTGAAGCTCACCGCGCGTATTTGAAAGCCCGCAAGGTTGAAACTAAGGGGCTTACCCGCGCGCAGATGATTAAGGTCATCGCCGGGCTAGATGACTAAATAGAGAGGGGTGACTGCCGTGGCACTAGTCAATGTTGAGGATGTGGTTTCACGTCTAGACCCGCAACCCGATCCTGCTACTTATCCGCGTATTGAGTTGCTGATTGAGGATGCAGAGACTAAGATCCGCACGGCATTCCTCAAAGCAGGTAGGGACTTTGACGCGGCGCTAGTTTCTATCCCGTGGCTTCGGGACGAAGCAGTGGCCGTGGTTCGTGACATGGTTTCCGCCGCGATCCTTATCGGCGGTAACGCTGGTGTTCGTAGCGTTTCGTCAACTACTGGTTCCGAGTCCGATTCTGTTACTTATGCGGATGTTGATTCGGTATCGTTTGGCGGGGTGCGGTTAACGGATGCGCAGCGTGAAGCTCTTGGGTTGCCGATGGGTGGTTTGGCTCGGGGGAGGTTCCCACGTCCGCGTCGTTGGCCGGAGGTGATTCACCGTGGCTGAGACTGTGATTGTTCATGGTGAAGCTGGCGGCGTGGATGACCGGGGGTTTCCGATCCCCGGCAAACCTGATGTGCAAGTGGCCGCTAAATCCGTGCAGCCTTTATCGCAGGAAGAGATTAGCGACATGGGCCGCGATGGTGTGAAAGACGCTTTGCGCGTCTGGGTGCCATCTGGCACCGCTATTGCCCCCGGTGATGAGGTCACGGTTCGCGGGCTGCGCTACTCGGTCGTAAAAAATGGCTGGGATTGGGGAAGTTCACGCCGTCCACGTCTTACCTCGCATCGCCCTAGCTTCGTCTTTGAATGCGTAAGGGGGGCGGGCTGATGGCTAAAGCTGGCAAGGCTTATGTGGAGATTCCGGATTCGTTCTTTGAGGCGATTGAAGCTGATCATTTAGATGAGCTTAAATCTACCGCTAACGCTGTCGCTAGACGGATGGAGTCTGACGCTAAGCAGCGTTTGCCGAAGTCTAGCGTGGAGCCTGAGACGATGGTTGTGATGACCAGGAACGATAAGGGGCGCTCTGTCGCTATCGTCTATCTGCAACACCCTGGCGGTCTGGCATTGCAGGCGCGGCATGGTGTGATGACTCGCGCCGCTGTTGAGCAGGGTCTTGACGTTCGACGCTATAAGGGGTGATGAATGTTTATCCAACGTGACGCACCCTTAGATGTGCTGGATGTACTTCAGGCCGCCCCGTTCCTTAACGGGGTTAAAGTCACCACTAACACGAGCTATGAGCAGAGCATCCACGATGGCCCTTATGTCATTGTGGCATCCGATGGCACCCCCTCCGGTGGGCGCGTGACGGCAACTGAGCTTGTTCGTGTGAGTGTGTTTTCCAAGTGGCGACCTGAAGCCAGAAGCCTAGCGGCGTGGATTGAAGGCTACCTACTAGATCCCGCTTATGTTACAGGGTTTGCCCCTGCCCCTGGAAATAATTTGTTCGTAACTGAGGATCCTTCTACTGGGGGATTCACCGCGTCCGTTGGCATAAGGCTGTCGGGCACAAAGATAGGAGTTAAGTAAATGACTGCACGCAATATTAATTTGTGGAAAGATGCCGAAGTTTGGGTATCCGATGATGACGCGGCAACCGTAGCGTCTGACGGTACTTTTGGCGATGATTGGGCGGTTGTTGGCCTGCTGGCCGAGGGTTCCGCTATTGGCCGTGAGCAAGACGCTGACCGTAACGACATCAATAGCTTCGGCGGCAAGAAGCAGATGACTGACGTTGTGTTCCGTAAGGACACCCGCACCTTTGACGCTATCGAAGATAACGCTACCACCTATGAGCTATTGTGGCCGGGTTCTACGTATGTTGAGAATGGTGTGTCTGTCAAGATGGCACCTCGCGAAGCCGCGTCTAAGATTGTTGCGTTTAAGACCGTCAATTCTCACGGTGACGTGCATATTGATATTTCACGCCGTAAGGCTGATATTTATGCGACCACTGAAGAGAAGACAGATGATGGCGCTGAAACTAAGTCTTTCACCGTTGACGTGATGGCAGATGATGAGGACGCGCTGTATGACCACCTGCGTATCCGTGACGATGGCACTGACGTTAATCAGCCTGTTGCACCTATCCGCATTGAGGGTGTTACTGAAGAGGGCGAGATTACCCCTGCTCCTGGAAGTGATGAGGGCGCTGGCGATGAGTCGGCATCTTCTGATCCTGAGCCGGTTGAGGAACCAGAGTCAGTGGATGAACCAGTTGAAGATACTACTGGGGAACCTGCTGAAGAGGTTACCGATTCCGAATAACTAAAGCCCCGCCACTCGCGGGCAAGGGGTGCTGGCGCCACGGGCAGGTTCAATTCCTGCCACCCCTACTTGGCCAGTTCGTGCATGAGCGGAGATGTACTGAACTTGGCCTTTTAGCTTTTATCCGCAATCCGCAACTTGGAGGAACACTATGACTGCACGAAAGACTACTAAAGATATCGAATCCACCACTAGCGAGGTGGAGCAGGAAGTGCTTGACGAAAAGGGCACGCAAGATAATACATTTACTGCTGAAGTGTTGGGTGAAGAGCGTGAGTTTGTGAACCTGATTCATGGCCGTCAGCCTATCGAACTAGCGTTTCTGTCTAACGACCGCACTGCTATGAAGTACCTACCAACATTGGTGGAGAAGATCCTAGGTGAAGATGTGCTTTTTGACCTTATGGATGAGGGCGCACAGATGGATGATCTGGCTGCCATCGTTAGCGGATGGGGTGCGTCGATCAAGGGAAAAGGTTCTTCCTCCCGCAAGTAAATGAGGATGGGGAGCAAAGCCCCTCATTCTATGAAAAGGTGCTCACGCATGAGCATTTGGTGGAGGCTGACTTTCAACAGTTTTACCACCTGGATTATCGGGACGTGTACCGCGATAACGGGGGTGCGTCTTACATGACGTGGCGGCGCTGCCTATCTTTGGCTGAGCAGTTGCCGATGGAATCCCGGTTCAAATCAGAACTAGAGGATCGCTATCCAATGGACTACCCAGCCATGCAGCTATTCCGCTTGGAACAGGTGTTCACGGGCAAGCAGTCGCCCCTGTGGGATATGCGCCGTAAACAAAGGGATGAGTTTGAGCACCGCCAGGCGCTGTTGGCTAAACGTGAGATGGCTCGTGCGCATAACGCTAAGCATTTAGCGCGGCGCGAAGTGAAAGGAACATAGAACATGGCTACTGCTACCGGCTGGGGCGCGCTCCCAATAACATTATCTTTTGGCGACTCCATCAAGAATCTGGTGGCAGAGCTTAATGGGCCTGTCGCTAAGGCCGCTAAGAATGCGGGCGGGTCGATTGAGAAAGAGATCGGCAACGCATCTAAAAAGGCTGCGGATCAGTATGAGAAGCAGCAGTGGCGGATGGAGAAGGCCACTAAGGAAAAGACGGCGGCTGAGGAAGAGCACCGTCTGAAGCTGTTGGAGCAGCAGCGTGCGCAGACCGCGCTTGAGAATGCTGAAAAGGATTTGGCGGATGCGCGTGAAGTTGGTGGCAAGAAAGCGCGTGACGCGCAGCTTCGCTATGAGGCTGCGCAGATTAAGGTCGAAAAGGCCACTATCGCGACCCGTAAATCGTCGGATAAGCTCGATGGCTCTATTGATGAGGTAGCTAGGGCTACCGAATCGGCTGAGCAGGCGTTTAATGACATGGAGAAAGCCCAGGAGGATTCCAATAAGGAGTCCTCGAAGATGGGCGGCATGTTCGATGATATGGCTGGCAAGGCAGGCAAGCTCGGCGGCGCACTGAAAGATGTTGTGGGCAAGGTTGGCCCCCTGGCGGCTGGCATTGCCGGTGCTGCATCTATTGGTGAGGTTATCTCCCTCGGTCAAGAAGCGGCTGGGGCTATCGGTGGGCTTAATCGTGAGCTTGGTTTAACGGGTGATGAAGCCCGCGTTATGGGTGATGAGGTTGGCGAGGTTCTACGCAGCGGTGTTGTAGGCAGTGCGGAAGAAGCTGCTGAAGCGGTAGGCGCAATTAAGGCGCAGTTTAAGGATTTGTCCGATGAGGATATTTCCGATATTACGGACAACTTCGCCGGATTCTCGCAAACATTCGAGATTGACATGGCGGAGGCTACGCAGACCGCAGGCCAGCTCATGCGCAACGGGCTAGCTGGTGACGCGGAAGAAGCAGCCGATCTGATGACTGCTGCCATGCAGCGGATGCCTAAAGCCATGCGCGATGAACTACCTGAGCTGACTAACGAATATGGCACGTTCTTTTCCTCACTAGGCTATTCCGGCGAGGACATGCTGGGAATGTTCGTTAATATGTCCGATCAGGGCAAGATTGCTATGGATAAGCTGGGCGACTCGCTGAAAGAGGCGGGCATTCGCGCAACCGATCTTGGTGATTCTGGTGCTGTTGAGGCGCTGGAAGAGATCGGCCTGGGCGCTGACGATATTCAGAATCGTTTGCTTGCTGGTGGGGATACCGCTAAAGAGGCGTTTCAGGAGATGGTGGGCGCTATCCAGTCGGTGGAAGATCCGGCTGAGCGTGCTGAGGCCGCTGTTGCGCTTATCGGTACACCGCTTGAGGATTTGAATAAGGCTGAGCTTGACGGGTTCTTAGGAACTTTGTCTGGTGGCGCTGACGCTATGGAGGGGTTTGAGGGTTCCTCGCAGGAACTTTCAGACTCTATCGCAAATTCGTTGCAGGGGCGTATTGATTCCCTAAAGGGCACGGTGCAGGACTTAGCAGGCGACGCGTTCATGTATGTATGGGACGTCGTTCAGAATAAGGTTATCCCTGCGGTTAAGGATGTCGCTGGTTGGTTTAGCGAGAACGCGGACATGATCAAGTCTTTAGCTGCTGGTATTGGCACCGCTGTGGGCGCTTTTACACTGTTCACTGGCGCTATGAAGCTACATGGCATCGCTATTACGATTGCGGATAAGGGCTGGAAGGCTTATATCGCTTCGACGAAGATTGCGACTGCGGTAACTGAGCTGTTTAATAAGGCGACTAAAGCTAACGTTATTGGGCTTATCGCTACTGCTCTTATTGCTGTTGGTGGCGCGCTGGTCTACTTCTTCACTCAGACTGAAACTGGGCGTGCGCTGTGGGAGAAGTTCACTAATTTCCTTAGCGATGCGTGGCAAAGGGTTTCTGAGAGGTTCGCTGAGGGTATTGACTGGATTTCTGAAAAGTGGAATTCGTTCACTAGCTTCATGGGCGAGCTGTGGGGGACGATTAAGACTTCGGTGTTTGATGCTTGGACGAATACGATTCAGGGTATTCGTGACGGCTGGGACATGTTCACGGGCGCTATTAGTGGTGGCTGGACGTGGTTGAAGGACACTCTGGTTAATGTGTGGACTACCGTTCGCGACGCGGTGTTTGCCGTGTTCATTTGGTATATCAACCGGGTGAAAGCGAACTTTGAGCTGGTTACGGGGGCGCTGTCCACGGCGTGGACGTGGCTTAAAGATATTTTGCTGAGTGTGTGGGCGACTATTCGCGATGCTGTATTTGCGGCATTCGAGTGGTTCATTACGCGACTGAAAAACACGTTTGAGCTAGTTACCGGGGCTATTAGCACCGCTTGGACGTGGCTTAAGGACATGCTCGCTGCGGTTTGGAACACTATCCGCGATGCTGTGTTTACTGCGTTTAACAACGCGGTTGAGAATGTCCGGGCTATTTTTGGCCGTGTCACCGGCGCTATTTCTGATGCGTGGACGTGGTTGAAGGACCGGCTGCACGCAGGTTGGACGTGGATTAAAGAGAACGTGTTTGATGCTATCGGGCGCGGCCTGGACACAGTCAAAGACTGGTTCCAGACAGGCGTTGACGGCATCCGAGATATTTGTAATGGGCTGAAGTCTCCGGCCGCTAAGC